TTAAAGACTCCTTTATTAGCAAGTGTGTATGCAGCAAAAGGCAAATACTCTACCATAGCCCAGTGAATAAGCATTGGCTTTACATAATCTGTAACTAGATTTAAATAACTTCCAGTTAAACTACTTGCTATTATGTCAGCCTCTATCTTATTTAATAAATCTGTACCTAAATAGTTTTGAATATGAATGTCTTGTGCTATCTTGATAAACTGAATAAACTTATCAGTATCAACATTACCATTCATTGCTGTAAACTTTACTATATCTTTTCTACTAATTAATAATGCTTGTGCCATTTTTATCTAGGGTTTTTATATCCGTTATTTGGCATATCTATTGGTCTAGTTGCCACTTCTTTCTTGTTTTTTTCTGGTTTAAAGCCTTCTTTTCTTGCTTTGTTTACTGTAACTTCAGATCTAGGATTTTTAGGATCTGGATTCACACCTTCTTTTTTACTCATATATGTTTTACGCATCCAAAAATGATGACAATTAGCACCACCTTTATATAACCATATATCATAAGTTTTAACTGAACCTTTAGGTCCAAAACCAGCATTTACTTCTTCAGATGACATTTTATCTATATCTTCTTTTCTATAAATCTTTTTTGCTGATACCATTTTTTGACAAAAATCTCTAGAATTATCGCTTACTTTTAAAGGTGCATATTGATACCTTACTCTAAACCTTAAACCCTCTTCGTTTTCTCCATCTTGTTCTGATTTAGCATTTGGTCTTGCAGTACCTGTTTTTGCTAGTCCTATCATTTTATCTAATCCCTCTTCTTGTTCATGGTCTACAGCTCTCTCGTCTACAAGCTCCCAACCATCATCTAAAAGATCCTGCTCGTCTTGACCAGTCTGAATTAATTTATCAGCTATATTGTTTAATGTTTCATCATCAATATCTGATGATAATTTAACTCCTGTCTCTTCTTCTCTTGCTTCGTCTGTTACAGCATTATCTGTTTCTATGAAAGCAAGCGGCTGAAGCGTTTTAAAGTACAAATTAAGGCTTATCTCGTTTACTGCGAGTATAGAGTCTATACAGCCAATTAAAAGCTCCTGATAAGGCTTTATTGTAACGTTGTCAAATAACAAAGAAGCAGTCTTAATTTCATCAGAGTTTGATCCTAGTCCATTATTTTCTGTTCTTATACCTAGAAGTAATGGTGATGTTACTCTGTGTCCTATAATAAGTTTATTTGAACACTCTGTAGATAAATACTGATAATGTGCTGGTGCATCATTTAAAGGTACATCATCTATTGTTGTTTTGCTTTCTGCGTTGTTGTTAAATGCTATAATTACTTTTTCTCCTCTTGCTCCTGTAAGCTTATTCATTACATCTGACTTAACCTGCATTTGCTTTTCTCTATCTGGAACGCCATTATTAAAATTAACAACTTTAGTTCCTGAAAAGTTATTTTGCACATCATTGATTAAATAGTCTGATATTTCTGACTCTAATTCAGCATAAGCTAATGCTCCTTGATAATCTACTGGACAATAATAATCATATCCACTTACATATCTTTTTACAATTTTAATCTCTGGCTCTTTACCATTACCAAATCCAAAAGCAGCTATTCTTTTAGGTTTACTATTTGCTTTTATCTTGCTCCAATCATGGAAATAATAGTAAGCTTCAACTTCTCCATCATCATTACATTTTTCAGCTCTTAATGTTTGTCTTGGGAAATGCTCTGACTTTACTACTCTACCATCTTGATATAAAACCTGAAAACTTCCCTCTCCTAATAGTTTTAAATCTAGAATTACATTTCTTAAATCTTCATTTTTAAAAATAGATTTCATTGCAGCATACTCATCTGGCTTTTGTGAGCTATCTGTTGCATCTAATCCCTTACCATATATTAATTGCGATATTCCTTGAATAATTGCATTATTTGTTGCAGAATTAATAAATAAATTAATTAAGTAAGAGTAGTAATCATTGTTTTCTCCGTAATTAACCCAATCCCTATGTTTATCTTCTGATATTTTAGGTTTATTATATTCTGATAAATTTACTATGTGTAGATTCTCCATATTATAGTACTATAAAATCGTTTGTTGTTTCTTGTGGTTCATACTCGTTATTATTTACTGAATAATTTGTTACAGTTTGATTAGTACAAAATATTTTATCTTTATAAATAACATTTCCACTTTTTTTAATTGTTAGTGTATAAAACGTATCTTCCACTAACGTAAACACATCTGAATACTGATAGTAATAATCTAGTAAAGTAAATGTATTTGTATCTTCATCATATACTGATGAGTTTGTTGTTTCATTTATAATTGATATGTTATAAATGTTGCTATCAGATGCTACGTATTCTCTTGGAATAAAATTTATCGTTTGAGAACTAGAACTGTTCTGTAATATTATCATATTATAACAATAAAATAAATGTTATTTTGTTAATTATTAAGCATAAAAAAAGGCACCAATTAGTGCCTTCTTTATCTAATTCAAAGGATTATTAAGAGTTAGTTCCTTCAGTTACCGTTACTGTAGCTGAACCCATACCTGCATATGGATCTGCTGCTGTAGGACTATCTAAAAATTTAGCTGGTGAAGTTTCCTGTGCAGTGAACGTTAATGTATAACCTGAAAGGTCTCCCATTGCTGCTCCTGTTACTATTGTTCCTCCACTTACGTCTGCTCCATTTTCTAATCCCATTACCATAACATTACCATTATAATCTTCTACTGCTATATGTGGTCTCCCATATGCTAACAGCTTTAATTCTTTATTATCCTCTTTAGATAATTTTTTTAATGTTATATTTAATGTTTGCTCAAAAAATGTTGTTCCATTTTCTCTTGAGCTATTTACTGTTGTTTCAAAAGATGAATTTCCTTTTAAGTCATATTCAAAAGCTACAAAAGTTCCACTCATATCAGTAATTTGTTCGTCTGCACTTGTTACAGTTCCAAAATCACCAAAATCAGTAAAATATACTTTTTTTATACCTCCAACTACGTCTTTACAAGGTTCTTTTCTTCCTTTAGTTAAATCACAAGCCATATTATTTTTATTTTTTAAAAAAAAAGGTAGGCAGTTTAGCTACCTACCCTTTCTTATGTTATACAATCTTTAATTACGAAGTCGCGTAAAGCACGATATCTGACCCAATCGAATGCTGAATCCCAGCAGTGAAACGCATCACAATTCTTACATTTTGAGAACCATCAAGATCAGCCATGTCTAATACTTTTACTTCGTTGTGGTCTGATAATAAACCTGTACCGAAGAATAAGTTTGATTTTTCTGCAGCAACTGCGTCATTGCTAGATAAACCTTGTGCTAATACAACTGGAATACCGTCAAATTGAAGACCTGCTCCTTTTGAATACCACTGTGTACCTTTGTTATCAGTACCTGCTGCACCTAATCCAGATGCTCCAAATCCACCTAATGCTCTAACGTAGTTTCTATACATATTAGATGGTAAATAGATAGTCATATCTTCTGATCCATATGCTGCAGAAGGAATTGCATCAGCAATTTTACCAAGCTCTGTAATAATGTTAGCTGCAGTAGATGCTGTACCTGTTACATCATTTACATCAGAATCAGCTCCTAAAGTAGTTATAAATCCATCAAACTCTCCGTCTGTTGCATTTGTTCCTGTCCAGATATTGTTTTCTATTTTCTGTGCAACTTTAGCTGATACATGTCCGATTAAGAAATCAGAGAATGAAGGAGGTAAAGTTTCTCCTATAGTCGAATAACCCATAGAAATCGCTTCCCAATCTTGAACGTAGTCTTTTTTACAAAGCTCTAAATTCACTTGGAATTCTTCTGGTTGTAATATTCTCTCTGTTAATGTTAAAACATCTGCCTGACCTGAAAAGTCACATGCTCCGTTTTTAACAATACTTGTAGAAGCAACTTTTTTCATTACTTCTTTGTATTTTACATTTGGCTTAACTGTTATTAAGTTGTTAGCTAATGTATTTCCACTTAAAAGAGCTGCAGAAACATATTTTCCTGCAAATTCTCCTGCATAAGTAGAAGTTATTGGTGTTACTGTACTATTTGCCATTTTTATTTATTTTAATTAAAATTTGATATTGTTTGCATTACCCTGTCTAAAGTATTCATAGGTCTAGAATTTGAAGGAATGTTTAATTGTGTTTTTTCTTCACTTTCTGGATTGTGTTTTACTTTTTCTACTTCAGATAAGATTTCTTTTGTTGGTTCTTCAGATAATTCTTCTTTAACATCTTCAGAAGCCATTTCTTCGTCTTTTTTACCGTAACCTAATTCTTCAATCATAGTTACAATATCTTCGACTGCTTTTCTTACTTCCGCTAACTCTTCTTTTGTAGCGTAATCTGCTGCAGCTTCAACTTCTTCCACTTCAGCTTCGCCAATAGAAGCAATTATACCTTCTTGCTCTATAGTTAATTTTAAACCATCTTCAAGAGTGTATTCTCCAACTGGTAGAGCAACTTTTTCGTCTTCAGTAACAATAAAGATCTCGTTACCAGCTTCAAAAGCTTCTGCTTCTACTGTTGTACCATTTTCAAGCTGCATAGTTGCAAGCTCTACTTTTGTTTCTTCTACTTGATCTTTAGCTAATTCAGTAGTTTCTTCTTTAGTCTCTTCAAGATTGATGTCTTGCTCCTCTAAATTTACTTCTATTTCTGCAGCGTTCATACCTAGTAGGTCTTTTACTTGTTTTAACATTTCTGTCGCTTTCATAGTATTACAATTAAATTAATTTCTGTTTGTTATATTTTTAAGATGCTTTTGCTTGAATTATAAACCATTCAGTACCATCACACCATACTGTTATACCTTCATACGCTTTATTAATTCTATAGTGAGTTGTTTCACCATCTAATGTTTGTCCACTTCTTGGTGTTAAATCAGCGTGTGTGTTTGTTGTGTATGAACTGTCTGTTATTAGTCTTATTTGTCTATTTAAGTTTTTAGTTGCTGTTGCGTCTGGTAAAGTTATCTCTACTGTATCACTTCCACCTGACCAGCTTAACTTAATCATTTCTGCATTGTCATAAGCAGAATCATTTAAATCTATATCACTACCTCCAGATATAACCGTAATGTCAGTTGATACTAAATGTGTAACTATTAGGTTCTCTAAATTAGATATTGTAGTTTTTTTAGTTTCTGATGAATGAACAATAGCTATTACTTCTGATCCATCTAAATCTGAAGCTGATACTAAACTTAATTCTGATATTTTTTTATTTGCCATTTTTTATAATTCTATTTTACTATTATTTTCTTGTAATATATAATCTCCATTTTCTTGCAACAAAAATCCTATTGGTCCTGTAAGGTTACCTATTCCTTGTCTCATGTAATCTTGGTCATCACAACATTCTATTGAATATGTATCTCTATCTCTACATAAACACCCTCTTCTTCCTGATGATGGAACGTTATATCTTCTTTTCATTACTTTATTGGTACACAATTAGGAACTCTTCTTCCGTTTTTCATTTTAAAACCTATCATTTCATATCCTGCTTGACAAGGTTCTTTTAATTCTTGCTCGTGATCTTCACAAGGCATAAACCAAGTTTTACCTTCTAGTTCATGTTCATGAAATCCTTCACATCCCATTTCTTCTGCCTTTATTATTGCTTCTTGCTTTGTATCATATGCTCTTTTACCATCTATTACAATAGAAGCTAATTTTTCGTCTTTTAGTTCATCTAAACTTTTTAATTTACTCTCTGCCCAAGACTTTGCAGATTTACCACCCCATAATAAATAAGAAATATATCCACATGCTTCTGTGTCTCCTGTCTTATAGTACTCTTCTGCTCTAGATAAGTAGCTATACATTCTTTTTATTGTTTGTACAGATAGCTTTTCTTTTCTTGCTAATTGTTGAGCTCTTACTTTACCAACTTGTGTTGCACATTTGTTGTTTACTTTTTTATTTAAATCAATACCTCTTTTTGCGTTGTTAGCAACAGAGTTTGGATAGTCATTATAAGTTTCTAGTTCTATTGTTTTACCAGACTTATATCTGTTGTCTTTTTTTATAATTGCTTTAACAGCACTTAACAACTCTTGTGCATCTTCTTCTTCTATTTTTTGGATCTCTTTGTCTTGACAAATACAAGTTTTTAATTTTGCATCACAACCACATTCTGAAAATTTATTAGGCTCGTTAGGTCTTTCTAGTTTATCAGCAAAATAGCCTTCTATTGAAAACCCTTTAACTTTACCTGTTTTAATATAGTTATCCCAAACATCATCATTGTCTACTTTCATAGAAACCATCCAAGTACCTAAAGGCACATCCATATCATATAGTCTTGTCTTATCTTGCTCACCTTCTACTATCCAGCTCTCTACTACTGTAAGTCCATTTAATGGTGATTCGTGTTCTAATGTAGATCTATGTTGTTTAGCTCTTTTTAAAAACAACTCACTTGCTTTTCTTACAGTATTTCTAGAAAAGTATATATAATACTCTTTATCACCACTTTTTCTGTAAATTGGTTTGTTAGGGATTAATGCTGGACCTAGTAAAAGCTTTTTCTCTTTATCTAGTTCTGCTAACTTAAATTCTTGATTCTTTAAAAAGACAAAATCTTCTTGAATTGCTGGGTTTTCTACTATACTTATTGCATCAATTCCTGAAACGTTATCCTCTTCGTCTATAAATAATTCTATGATGTCCATATTATAACAATATTGTTTTTATTATTTTGTTTTAGTTTCCTAGTGTTGCTTGATTTGCAGTTTTTCTATCTAAAGCCTGTTGGCTACTTACATCTGTACTAACTACATAAGCTCTTACTGGTTTCTGTTGTGCTCCTGCTATAGTTTGTGCTAATTGACTTTCTGCTGTAGCTCCTACAACATTAAATGCTGGTGGAGTTGATATAGCTGGAGTAGGTACTGATCCTCCTGCTGCACCTTTAGCAAAACTTGGTGGTGATGGCTCTTTAGATGCTGTTATATTTTTAACATTTGCAATACCTGCTGCGACAACCGATGCTGCACCAATAAATCCAAATAAACCTCCTTGTGCTAATGCTTTGTTAGCACCAGCATAGGTATCTATAATAGCTTGTGTAATTGCTATTGCTTTTCCAAACTTACTATTTTGTCCTACAAGACCTGCTATTGCTCCTAATGCACCTGAAACTGCTGCTACTTTAGCATCTGCAATTTCTTTATCTCTTTTATTTTCTCGTGCAGTAGATTCTGCTTGAAATTTAGCAAGTTCGTTTTCTGCATTAACCCTTTCTTGTGTTCCTACTTTAAAACTATTTATTCTTGTTTGTAAAGTTTTTTCTATCTCTATTCTTTCTGCTGCTTCTATTTCTTTTAGTTTTTCTAATCTTATTACTTCATTATCTATTAATTCTGCATTTGCTAGTTTAGTTATTTGTGCTACTTCTTGAACTCCTTGTGCTTTTGAAGTTTCTAAATCAATTGATTCTTTTTCTAATGCTGCTTCATTTGTTAATTGTTCTGATCTTTGTCCAGCTATTGTTGCTCTTATAGCTGCTAATTCATTTAATGCATCTTTTTTTCTAACTTGTGCATCAATATTATCTTCATCTAATGCTAATTCTGCTTGGGCTGCATCTACTGCTATTTGAGCATTTTCTAATAGTTTTTTCTCTTGGTCATCTAGTATTGTAGCTAGTTTTTGATTTGCAGCAATTCTTTCTGTAACCGCAAGCCTTGTGTCATCTCTTAATTGTCTTTGTTGTTCTGCTTGTCTATCATAATCTTCTATTAAACCTCTATTTATTGCCTGTGTTAC